TAGTAAGACAACGACCATAAGCAGCATCAATCATACCAGCAGTAGAGGTTAAGGAAGTAGAACTTCCATCAAACGTGGTTTTGTAGTTTGCGCTAGTGTAAGTTTGTGCGCTATTAGTAGCACTTACACCATCGAAAATACCATCAGCATCGAGCGCGGCTGGCGACCCAAGACTAATGAGGTGAACACCGTCCACAACGTCAGCAGCAAATTCCATGCTTGGAACGTACTGGCTAATTGTACGTGGAAAGTGGTCTTGTACGACTTTACTCATCTGTTTTCTCCAATATTAGTCGTGTTTTCAATTATACTTGATTCCTTTTCTGCGTCTGGTAAGAAATTGGACATAGTATGAAATGACATATCTTTCATATTTCCTACTATTTCTCCGCTTTCCATATCTACCAAATTAGCAGGGCTATCAAAACCAAGCCGTTTAAGTTCGTCATCAGTACGGACTCTAATACTAGACCCACTAGGAAAGAAAACCATGTAACCCGCTGGTTCGTCTACTTCTTTGTAATCAAACCCACCCGATTTTCTGGGGGATGCTACAGTATGCTTACGTTTTCCATCTAGCTTCTGTACTATATACTGAGGTTTAATTTGTGGCATGTCCCTTCTCCATTTCACATTTACTCGTTAATCAATACTGCGTGAGTACGATATGCTTTCCACAAGCACCATTGTCCTTGCCAAACAATACGACGACCAACAGCGTCAATAGTCCAAGGGGCTACTAACTCTTTGACTTTCATATTTACGTGACGAAGGATGTGCAAGCGGAGATACTTTGAGTTGATGAAGTATGCTTTATTAACTGGGCAATCTTCATCATACAGCATCGGAATAGATTGATGCTTAACCCCAGAGAATCCTAAGTCCATCATCTTCTTACCAGCATTACTTTCTGACAAGTTGATAACGACTTTATCTCTTACAGCCGTCCTGTAGTGACGATATAAGTTACGACCACAAAGAATAACGTCAGGTCTATCGCCTTTCAGCGTTAGGTCCATGAGAATGTCATCGAATGCTTCTTCAATATTCGTGCTATCCAAGTTACCATTAAAGTCATAAGATGATGTACGCCATTGGCTTTCATTAGCTCGGTTGATGTTACCAACAGTACCAGTAGTTGGGTCATCAGGAATAAGCAACGAAAGACCTTGTGGATCAGTACCAGAACCAGACGCATAAAGATAAGTTGAGAACTTCTCTTTAATAGACTCTTCTAGAACGTCCATTTTAGCTTTCATCAATTTAAAGATTTGGGATTGTCCCCTGTTTTCATCCTCTTCTTGATCGGATATTACAACAGAACCAGCAACCCTTGACCAGTTGTACGTTACCGTATCAAATTCGTTGGTCTGAGCTATTGGTTGTTCGTCATAGTATTCGTAAGAAGTAATGTTGGGATTACGCCCAAGCGTTAAAGGATTCGTGATCTCATGACCACCATCCTCGAACTCCACTCGATTGTTCGCGAAAGCCCATGCCATCAAAGCATTAGACTTGATAGAAGCCATAATTAGCTTCTTTCTTGAACGGGTTAGAGTAGAGTTTAAAACAGTAGCAATAGGTGTACTTGCCATTTACTGCTCCTCTATCTAAGTTAAAGTTAATTCATAATTCCTGCTTCACGCATAGATGACTTAATAATGTCTTCCATGTCGGTATCAACAGATGCTATTTGACTAGCATCGGTAACGTTATCGGCAGGAGTGCTACCAGAAGGTAGGGAACTCTGCGTATTTCCGTTAGGTTTCTCTTCAGATTGCTTGGCTTGTTCCGCGAGGTTCTTCTCATGCACATCCAAAGGGGTATTAAAGTCAAGCCCTTTCTCTAGGAAGAAGGACTTTAGTTTGAAATACGCAGCTTCAGGAGATAGAGATTGATCTCTCTCAAGTAACTGGGCTAGTACATCCTGATGGACAGCAGCATCCGGGTATGATGACATGAACTGGTTATATACTTGTGTAGCCTGTTCATTTCGTTGAGCTAATTCAAGTTGCTCCTGTCTTTCAGAAGTTATCGGACCTAACTTTTCGTCAAGCATTCGACTTAGTGCAGCCACATCCGTTCCTTGGCCTACACCATCTATATTATGACCCGCACTTTGTGCTTCTGTCAATAGATATTTAATTGTATCAACGGGATTATCTTTGAACGCAGACATTAATTGTGCGCCCGTTGTTAACTCTTCGGGAGTTAAATTGTATTGATTAGGAAGATTAGCAGTACCTTCAAATGCTTCTACTTTAGCTCGTAAGGTACTGATTTCCTTATCTAAATTGTCTGCTCGTTGTCTTTGCTGTTGGGCAGTTTCGTAGAATCTACGTTCTTTACCTCCTTTAGCGATGACATTTCCATCTCTGTCAACAAGGTCTTGGGGACCACGAGCTTGTTGTTGTTGTGCCTGTTCAGCAGGAGAGCTTTCGTTAACTCCTTCTGCTGGTTGCGGTTCTGCTGGAGGTGTCTCTGTCGTGACTTCCTCCGCTTCACCTTCAATAGTAACGGGTTGTTCATCGTTAGTGTCATCACCTTCACCTATACTATTTAATATATTGTCCTCAATGGACAGTTCTTCATCAGCCATAATTGTACCCCTTTACTGCTGTGTTGCGCCTGACTGTTGCATCATAGCCATAGCTTGTTGAAGTGCTTGATTTGGATCAGCACCTTGTTGAATTTGTTGTGCAACTTGTCCTTTAAGTTCTGTAGGTAGTTGCGCTAGGATTTGATCAAGCTGCCCTTCATCCATTTGTCCACCTTGTTGTGGAGCTTGACCTTGCGGTGGTTGTCCTTGAGCTTGCTGCTGTTGAGCTTGTTGTTGCTGTACCATTTCTTGTTTCAATGATTCCCAATCGTCGTCCTTCATTGTTATCTCATCGAAGGCTTGTTGGAAAACTTCAATCATTATGCGTACCACAGCTTGTGGAGCAGCATTAACAAATTGTCCGAGTACTTGTCCAAGTTCCAAAGCCTCTTCTTTTTTGGCTTGAGATGTAGGTTTCTTAGTACTTCCACCTACGACTTGGAATGATAGTATCGTTTCGATCTCATTACGAGACATGTTCATCCAATCTGCACCATATTCGTCACCGACCATTTGTAGTACAGTTTCTTTATCCATGTTCATGAGACAAAGTTGGGCTAATGCCCACGCTATATCACCTATCCAATCTTCGATTGCGTCACTTTTCTCATCGACTCGCATATTCTGAGCAGATGTAGTGATGTTGGCACTCGTAGTATTAGTGTTCGTTCTAAACTGCTCACCTCTGAGTACGGCTCCAACACTGGATATTTTATCTATTGCTTGGTACTTAGCTTCCTTATCGAATAGTTCAGAAAACTGCATAGATGGGGGTGGGATAGTTCCCACTACTTCTTGCAGTTTCGTTCCTTCAGGCAGTTTCAATCCTCGTGCCGTCCCATCATCTCCTGATAGTACGGCTTCGATGTCTGACCTGTCCACTAAGTTACTGTTATATAACACATTTCTGCGTACCCAACGTCTAGCTCTACGTTCTTCATCTACCATTTCATTGATAGCATCCTGTTGATCAAGGTAGTATGAAACCTCACCTTTTGTAACTGATCCTTCAGGACTATCGAAGAACATCAAACCAAAGACGTTAAAGAATCTATCCAATTGTAGGGGATCATCCCAGACCCATATAGGCCAAGACCAATCCTTATTATTAAATAACATAACGCGACGAGTGGTTTTATCCCAAACAAACCATACCTCGGTTCTCTTCGCTTTATCAAAAGACTCCTCATTCGAGAAACCATAGTCTTTCGCGTTGTGTTCCTGTTGGAAAATATTAAATGTGTCTGGGTCTTCATGACCAGTATCTTCATCTTTATTTACTTTCATCACATGTGATGGTTGGTAAATTGATTGATACTCATCCCCACTGCCCTTCTTCTTTGTTGCATACCTTGCGAGTAAAAAACTAGTAGGAATAAAATCTCGAACCATAATCCACTTCGCATCACCTAAGTCAATTTCTTCACTATCTGGGTCAACCACTACATCGAATGGTGATAGCCATTTTAGTGTTGGTCCTGCTGGCTGGAGTATGTCAATGGAATCTTCCAGTGCCATAATCTCGCCTTCTATCTTTTCTACTTCTTTTACACTTTTCGTCTTCTGTAGTTTCTCTGCTAGGTTTTCTAAATCTTCTAGTGCTGTTTCACTGCTATCTTCTTTGAATGTCCAATTTAATTGTAGCCATGCTCTATTTGTTAGAAGTGCTGTTACAACTGCTCGCTTTGCCTTTGGTTTTAGATTGATTCCCGGTGCAGCTTTCTTTTGCATTATTGTATTTACGAGATGTTCTAATGTTACTGCTAGTTTTTCATATTTAGAGTTTGTACTTGTAAATTCTGCTTTTGGATTACGTGCGTATAATGCTGGAACCATTGTGGTAATGTTTGCAAATACGACATTCTCTGTTTCAGTTATATTATTATTTAATCGTTGATTTCCTATTAAGTTTCCAGAAGCATGTTCATTTCTTACACGATGCGGAGTTTGATCGTTATCAAAGTAACGCATACTCTCACGCCAAGCATCTTCAACATCTTTAATCTTGGCGATACCCG